GAGATGTCTTATTTGATATTTCTGATACAATATCAGATTTATTTGAAACTTTACAAGACCAGTTAGAGATTGATAAAGAAAATCTAAAATTTTTAAAAGGTGATAGATTTGATAATTTAGAATTCAAAGCAGAAAACAAAAGAATGTTTGAGGCTTTGAATAAGAGTAATTTAGAAACTGCAAAAAATGCCAGTGCCGCTAGTGCAGCTGCAGCTTCAACTGCAGGAGCACTTAGTAATTTACCAATACCAAAAAAAGGTGGAGCTAGTGGTGGTGGATTTATGGGTTTATTAAGTGATATTGCTGTAGGAGCAGGTTTTGGTTTTGGATTCAATAGAATAAGAAGTAAAATCTCTATGCCAGGATTGGGTACAAGAACTAGAGGTGCAGGTGTTGGGGGACTATTTACAGAAGGTGGTAAACGTTTATCTGCAAGAGCTGTTTTAGGACTTGGTGGTAGAGGTCTTTTGGCAACTGCAGGATTTTTAACAGGTCCTGTAGGATTAACTTTAACAGCAGCAACTCTTGTTGGTCCGTTTCTAATTGATACTATAAGAAAGAGTCCAGCATTTCAAAAATTAAAAGAAGACCTTGCAGAATTAGGTGGAAATATTGAAGATGCATTGAAACCACCTGCTGATGTATTATTAAATGATACAACTCTAGGTACAAGTAATGTTCCTCTAGAACTTAATGATACTATTGAACATCTTGATATGACAGTCAAAGAATATCAAGAAAAATTAGAAGATACACAAAATTATGGTGTTTTAGGTATGACAGACTCACTTGCGAAATTAGAAGAGTCAGGTTTATCATTTACTGAAGCTGCTCTTGCAATGAAAAGTCTAAATGGTGAATTTGAAGATAAGGAAGGTCAAGAAAAGGTCGTTGAGTTTGTAGAGAAAACTGGTGATAAGATAGATAATATTAGTTCAGGATTTTTATTAGGTGCTGATTTAGTACAAAACGAATTTAAGGATGGTATATCAGATATTATGAATGGTTTTTTTACAGCTCTAGGTTTACCTGTCGTAGGTCTTAATAAACTATTCGATGCTGGTGGTCCTATTAATTTAGCGACAAAAAAACTTAATGAAGATATATCAAAAAACATGGAAGCATTAGGATTGAATGAACAAGAATTAAGAGACCTTGCCATTGAAAATCAAAAAGGTGGTCTTGGTCTACAAATATTTGATGCGATAACAAATTCAGGTAATACAAATATTTCTGGTGATAATGTTGCTTTAGGATTTCCTATGACTGCACCTACAGATTTGGGGTCATATAGTGGTATGGTTGAAGGATATCGACAATTAGGAAAAAATGATTAAAAAAGGGGACCGAAGTCCCCTCTCTCTTAGTCTTCTGCGGCGAGTTTCGCAAAGTATGACATAGTGTCATCTTCATCATCTAGTTCAACACTTTCTGCTGTAACAGGTTCAAGAACTTTCGGTTGAGGAGCGACCTCTGGTTCATTCACCTGTACCTCTTGTTTCAAAGTCGGTTCAGACTCTTCACCAAGAACTCTTAACAGTTTCGCTTTTAACTCATCATAAGTTTTATAGTTACTTGGGTCAGTAAACTCTTTTAATGAATGAGTTTGAGTATAGACTGCCTCTAGTTTAGTTTCATCACCTTCAAATAGTGAAGACTTATCACCAAATTCAGATTTGTCATAGTTTCTATAACCTTCAACATTTCTGATTTTTAGTTTGAAGTCTGCACCTTCCCATAAGTCAAATGGGTTGATAGGTGTTTCATCTTGGAAGGCTGGTTGCATACAATCCATAATCTTCTCAAAGATTTTCTTACCGAATTTATACAACATGACCTTACCCTCATTTGCAGGGTTACCAGAGTCACTCACTACATACACATTTGCGACATAGTGTAGTCTTCTCTTTCTATCTCTTGCTGTTGCTTTATCTTCATCAAGTCCTGAATTCCATAGTTTAGAATTCATTTCTGATACTGGGTCAGGTTGACCAATTGAAGTTAAAGAGTTTTCAATATACCATAAACCTGTAGGTCCTTTGAAACCGTGGTCCCAATATCTTACCCATGGCAAATCTTCGCCTTCTTTTGATGGAAGAAATCTCAAGACTGCATATCCATTACCTGCTTTATCAACAGTCGGTTTCCAAATTCTCTCATCAGCATATGATTTCTGTTGAGTTCCAGAATTGTCCCCTACGGCCTCGGCGGCCTGTAATAGTTTTGATATTTGGTCTCGATTCTTTTTTAAGTTTTCTAATGACATTTTATTTTCCTTGTATTAACTGAAATATTAACTGTATTATTCAAATGTTATTGTCGTTGTTTTAGGCAAGAAGTTTAGTGTAACTGCTTCTTGCTCTAGTTTATCTCTCACGACAGGTGAGATAAATTTCTTTACGTCTTCTGGAAGTATATCATTTTCTTCGCATATATGCAAGATGGCATCCATATAAGACATCTTAAATTGTTCTACTGTATTTTGTACTAATTGTGTAAATTTAGTTTTGTTTAAAAAGTTTTCGCTTACGTTCATACTTCCTCTGATTCTTTATTTATAGGTGTAATAGTACGCCATTTTGTTTTGCTTTGTTGTTCTAGTCCGTATGTATTACTAATCCAATCACCAGTTCTTATATAGTGTTCCATGTCTGCAATGTAACCACGAATGTATTCGTATTTCATTAAGGCGCCTGGAACTTTCTGTCGCACTGCTTGACGTTGTGAATTAAGTAATTCTTTATTATGTTTAATCCAACTTCGTACATTGTTTAGTGAAAAAGTATGAGTATCTTCTAGTGCAAGAACACTAGGATGTATACTCTTTGGTGGTTCATTACCTCGTTTCGCATCACGAGCCGCACGAAGTTTCGCCATTCTTTCTTTCATCTCTGCTTGTTGTGCAGGTGTCAACTCTACCTTTTTTCTAGTTCTCTTCGGTTTTATTTTAACACTTTTCATATTTTCTCCTCATTATATATTTTATATCCTATCACATTTTTAATCAAATGTCAAGACCTTCTCATTTTCGCAATTTCTTTTGCATTGTTACTATCACGTCTAATTGGTATCATATTCGACTTGTGCATTGTACCTATGCCCATTATCTCATCACCTGTGTAAGTGTTCTCTTGTTTCTTATATGCATTACCCATAGTGTTCATTGAGTTGTAAGAGGGTGTTGAGTAATCAGGCATAGGGGCACGCCATGTACTACCAGATTTATATCCAAGTTTCTTTAAGAGTTTCTCTGTCTTTTGTTTTTCTATACTTGCATTTTTATTTACAGTCTTTCTTTTCTTAAAACTTGTAGTCGTATAGTAAACTGGTAGTAAGTGCATAGTCATGTTTCAATCCCAATCTTTATCCATTTTCATAGTCGCATTATATAAATGACCATAGTATCGTTTCGCATAATCTTCACTATCAGTATAATGATTTATGTTATGAGTGTCAATACTTTTTAAATCTTTTTTTATTTTATTATATTTGTTTGCAACTTTACGAATTAGATTTAATCTTTCTTGTTTTGTCTGTTTCATGCGACCTCATTTCCACCATTCAAGGCTTCTTCCATTTTCTCTTTTTGATTTATATGCAATGCAATCAAACCATAATGTATAACTTTCATTAAGTCATCTGCATTTTTACCATTCTTCTTACCATATCGTTGTGCATATTTCATTATGTTACCGATACAGAAACCTTCACCATGACCAGAGTCTATGATAAACTCAGTCGCCTGAAATTTGTTCTTTGAGTAGTGTGAATTGTAAGTGTTATCAATATACACTTTCATAAAACTAAGGTTGTAATCTTCATTAAATTTGTAATCTATTTCCATTATAGTTCCTCTAAAATTCCTAATACTTCAGCAGATATCAATAGTAAACCTGCATACATTAAATAGTCAACACCGTATAATAGTGTTGCACCTGCGAATATTCTTAAAACACTTTTTACCAAACTGATATAGAAGTGTCGTTTTCTTGAGTCTTGGTCCTGCATTATACAAGTTCCTTAATTTGTTCAATGATGTATCTTTCTTTCCTTCTTTCTAGATAATCTTTTGTCCAATCGTGTATGTAATCTTTGTTCCATTGACCAACATTTATATCAATGTAGTATGCGATATCAAAGTAGTCAGTTTGAATATCACTTCTGTTATACCAATCATCGCCTTTCATAGCAAGAATCAATTCTTCATAGAAGTTTGCAATCTCGTATTCACCAACTTCTTTTGCCCAAGTAACACACCAATATGGATTAACTTGGTGATGACCACCAAGGTCATCAATAGCGGCAAATCCTCTACTAATGTTTTCTTGACTAATGTGTTTTCTTGCACACTCCATAAGGTCTAGTCTACCACTTTTAAGATTAACAACTAAACTACTATGATTGTTAACTGCAATAGTACCTTTCATACCGTACTTCTTAAGTACTTCTTTAATCTTTGGTGCTAATTTTTTCTTTTTTTCTTGTGAAATATAAGCCATAATTTATCTCCTCTTTTATCTTATATTATAGTTTTACCATTTTTTTAAATATATGTCAAGTGTTTTTTTCAAAATAATTTAATTTTAAGCAGCCTTTCTAATATGTTTTTGTAAATCTTCTAATTTGTAATCACCTTTTGTACACCAATTTCTCATGGCACTACACTCTGTGAATTTTTCTTCACACATCTGTTGCATAGGACAACCCTCACATGGGATAGGTTTTTTGTTAACTACATAATTTTCAAAATCTAAATTGTTCAAACTATTCATAATATATCCTTTCTTATTGACTATATTAATAAGGTATCACAGATTGAAACCTGTGTCAAATAAAAAATGCACTTTTTTTAAAAAAAGATTCGTTTAATATCAATGACTTATGAAGTTATCAACAGAAATTATCTTTTTTTCTTTTCTAGTTCTTTGGAAATCCATGATTTTGCGACTCTGTTACTGACTGGACGTTTCAATAACTTTCTAACTTCTTTCGCAACTAAGTTCATGGTTTGTGTGGTGAGTTCTTTATCACTTTTACTGTTGTCTACAATGACCATATTTGCAGTACCAAAGGCTCGTTGAAACTTACCCATGTTTGACTGCACATCTTGCCAAGACTTCTTGAGAATATCTTCAGGAACACTTCTATCTCTGTTCTTGTTCCGTTCTTGTGCAACATCAAGTGTTGTGTTTACGAATATCATATAGGTATCATAACCAAGTTTTTCTAATAAATCTTTCTGTTGTTTTATCTTATCAAACTCTCGTGCAGTACCGTCAATAACAATACCTAATCTACCTTGTAGTGATAGGTCCATCATTGTTGCAGTTGTTGCCTTTGCACGAGCTCTAACTGTATCTCTCATCTCTGCTTCATCATCAGGCATTTTAAGAGATAGTCCTGCCTTTTTCAATGCACGTTCAAATGGTGCATCAGAATTAATTACTCTTAATCCTTCACCTGCGAACGCCTGTCTTGTTACAAATGATTTACCAGAACCTGGCCCACCTGCAAGAAAGAATGCCTTGAAAATGTTAGGGTCGTATACACCCTCAAATAATATTCGTATGTCTTTGAAATTTTGCATACATCTATTTATACTAGATGTCGTCTTGACTTTTATTATTTGACCGTACTGCTTCAAATCCGCCTGGGTATCTTTTCTCAAGTTTCTCAATGTTCATTCGTATCACTTCTTCTAACGATACATTGAGTGCCATACAGGCCTGTGAGATATACCACATTACATCACCTAGTTCTAGTTTTAGGTGTCGTATAGTTTCTTCGTTGACTTCTTTACCTTGAAATACTATCTTCTTGATAATATCAGAGAACTCACCTGCTTCACTTGACATACCTATAGATGCAGTTAATATTCTCTCTGGTGCAATACCTTGTTCTTCTATCTTATCAAGTGAATCAAAGAACGCATCAGACCTCTTTGAATTATCACTTGTTACACTATCTACGAAACTCACATAATCATCTAAAAATTCACTCATTATTACTCCTATTCTGAATATATTTTGTATAGTATATCTTCAAACTGTTCTACTTTCTCTACTCTATTAGGCCAGAGTATATACTCTTTCTCTGGGTTTCTTTTTAGATTATTGAGTAGAGGTGTAACTGCATTGTATAATTTGTCTAGTTTTGTTTGTACTGCATCTGCAGTTGACGATACTTCTGAAACTTGTGATGTTGCTTTTTGTACCGCCTCTAATTCAGATTCATCTACTGCCGTGAATCCAAAATCAAAAAAATCATCTGCCATTTTTAATCTCCTATTATACTATATTTATTACCCCAATTTATCTCGGCGTATCCTTTTAAATAACATTCTAATTCATCATTTGTTACATGTCTTAAATAATTCTGTCTTTTCTTTACTGCTTTTCTACTTTTAGAATCATAGATAAAAAATCCTTCTCTAGTTGCTCTAAACATAATTTCATGCATAGTCATATGAATAGGTTTTGAATATTTTCGTGGGTCTGGATTATCTAGTTTTTCAAATTGTTTATCTAAGTAAACACCTATTGTAGGACAATTAATCATAGCCGCAGAATAATAAGTGCCGCCAGGATAAGACACATGAAACTTAGTGTGTTTCAATAAATCAAATATTTCTTCTTCACCCATAGAGTATGTAATTCTTTTTACAGTATAAATTGAT